ATTGCTGGTGTATCTTTTCCAAGGTCATAGTACCTCATTCCACCAATTGCTCTGTTAAATAAAGTAGAACTTGGGAATTTCTCTTGCAAAACTCTCTTAAGATGAGCGGCAAAAATGCTTGATCGATCCACTGTGCTTATATTATATGGGGCACTTAAGCTGTCACCAACTAACACTATTTTTGAGTTAGGCCTTGATAATCTCTCAAGTGTTTTAGATGTGACTAAACTGCATGAATTAATGAACTGAGCACTATTTAGTGTCTGTTCAAGTGTATCACCAAATCTGGTACCAACGTATGATGATCCGTTGACACTTGCTAGCTTAAGGCATAAATCAGCAGTATCTGTAATTGAAAAAATAGGAACAGGACGTCCTAAACTGTCATACCCCTGAATTGAGTTTGCCCTAGAAGATGCTGATGCCATTTCGCTTACTATCTCAGGGAAACGGAGTGTTTTAGATATGTTGCTGTTAATAACTCCTTTGATAGATGAGTCTGTATATTTCTTCGTGGAAGCGTCCTGAGGAAATAATGGATCATCAAGGTTACGAATACGATTGCCGAGTGCATCGTAGTAAGTGGCACTAAATGATGGTTTACGAAGAGCCAGCCGAGCCATGCTTTTGACTAACTGGATCAGCATCGTTAGCTTATCAAAAGCATCCTCATGCACTTCCGCAAAGAACTTACCCTGATTGCGCAGATCAGTTTCCTGTGTAACCGGTAGCTCTCGTGATATAGAAATCTTATAGCCATTGGCCAACGCCTTCGACAATATTACATTTCCACCATTGTATCCTCCGGCCCCGGTAACTATATAATCAGTATCAAGAGTCAGTACGGTGATATTTTCATGAATATCAACAACCTGCACAATCAAATCAGATTTATTGAAAACCCTAAAGGCATACGGAAACGATGTCGTAACGCCGTTACCGGTGTATTCGTTGTGGTCAACTTCGGTTGAGACCGTCATGTTAAATCTCCAGATAGTCGCAGCACCCGTTGCGCCGCATATCTGGTTATTCTATTACCTGAAAAACCATATATGTATAGAAAGACTATAAATACCAATAGATATTACCTTTATGGTAATTTGCAAAACGTGCTGGATAGCAAACAAATTATTTGCTACTGTATAAACATACAGTTATTGCATGGAGAAGATAAGATGCAGCGGTATCACTATCCACTGGAAGACGGATTTACCGAAAGGATTCACACGCCGGGAGGCGTCAAGTCACTGGTGGAGGGATCGCACTTGATGAAATTACTCCGGGATCTCGATAAGGATGGATTTAATGTCGATGGCCCACTTGCCGAACTGACTGCACTGATTAACTACGTCACCAGCTCACAGATGTCTATGCGGGATCTGCAAACACATCTCGACTATTGTGCCGAACAATTACGAAAACAAACCAGATAAGGTTTGCAATTACCAAGTGGAGTGCTTATATTTACCTTTGCGGTTAATTTACATCGCACTCCTCTTGTGCCATAGTAATCGGGCACTGGCAAAATCCAGTGCCGGGATTGGCGTCCCGAGTTACTAAGTGGCGCATACCACGCCAGACGTGGTTTTTTTATGCGTTAAGCACAGCTATATCCGAATTATGGTGGGCTGGGCAGGGGTCCGAAAGGACGCCGGTACCACTTAGGCCGGTACGCCAACCTTGTCCAGTTCACCACCAGTAATTGGCGTTGCGGTGGTGATTAAAATCACTAAGTGGAGATAACCACCATGGCTAATGCTCAAACTGCCATCTTCAAATTTGAATCTGTTAACCCTATCCGTTCCATCATTATCGATGGCCAACCATGGTTTGTAGCCCAAGACGTTTGTAGTGCGCTGCGTATCCAAAACGTCACCCAAGCACTTGAAAAACTGGATGATGATGAAAGGTCTATGTTCAACATAGGGCATGAACATCGTGCAATTTTTGACAGCCGAGTAAAAGAGATCAACATCATCTCCGAGTCAGGCCTCTACACACTGATCCTCCGCTGCCGCGACGCAGTGACACCAGGCACTATCCCATACCGCTTTCGTAAATGGGTTACAGGTGAGGTTCTTTCTCAGATCCGCCGCACCGGAAGTTACATTAAAAACTCGCTCACGCAGGAAGAACGCATAAAGATGGTTGCCGACCAGGTAGCCAACGCCACGGCGTCAGCAGTAATGCAGGCGATGAAGATAGAGAACAAAACCTACAGTGCCCCACTGAAGCCCGGCTACCGTAGCCTGATTCATTCTCCGTCTGGTGTTCTCGGCCTGACGGAGAACTCACTGCTGATGAATCTGCTGAACCAGTTACAGGACGACGGGCACGACGTATCGGGCGCGGCGGCGGAGCTGACCACCATGTTCTGCTACATCGTTGGTGTGAGCAAATGCCTGCGTGATATCCAGACGCACGCGGAGTACATCAACGACAAGGCTGGGTTCTTCTGACGGGCGGCGGCACAGGGATGTGCCTTTAAATAATTCTGTACAGATTGCAGGTGAATAGCTTACTATTACCTCACGGGTGATCCATAGCGATTAGGCACCGATACAGGAGGAGCCCACATGAGAAAATTTGACGAGTACGAAGGCGTTTAACATTCGGATAGTTTAATGACGGGGCCATTAGGCCCCGTTTTCATGTCTGGAGACAGTTTGTGTTAAGTGAAGAAATGCAATTTGCCATGGCTGTGGCTCAAATCGTAAGTGCAGTCGCGGTTTCGCTTGGCTTGTTCATAGCTATCGCTACTATTATTTATAATGTAAATACAGCGAGAAAAGTACACACTTCAGTATTCCTTGGTGAAAGCAGGTTTGATGTAGATTATAAGAAAGGCCTATCTACTATGCGCCGCATTCACGAATCGAACAAATCATTCCGCTCTTATATGTATCCAAGCAATGGGCAGGCTGATCTTACGGATGAAGAAAAGACAGAGAAGAGAGAAATAATTTACTGTCTAGGTTTCTACGAACGCATGGCTGTGAGCGTGAAGCGGAAAACTTATGATGAGACCATGATTAAGGAAGTATTTTACAGCTCCGTTGTAAATAACTATCAGATTGCGCTACCTCTTATACAAGCCATTAGAGAAAAAGAAAACATAAACACATATTTTAAAGAATATGAATGGTTGGCCACACGATGGAAGGATTGCCCATTGAAGGATAAATCCCCGTGGTACAAGTTTTGGTAAGCCAGCGCTGCGGGCTTTTTTTGTGGACGAAACAAAAGTCAGTGCTACACTCATTGACGCCACATTGAGGTGGCTTATAGATGGAAATTTCACAATGAAAAAAGCATTTGCTGCACTGTTCGTTTTGTTGTCTCTGGTAGCTTCAACTCAGGCTTTTGCCGGTCGTTGTCAGCACGACAGCGATACTGCCGCTGACGGCTCCCGCTGCGGTGGGCGTTCTGCGGATTCCCGCCCGGGTGGCGGTGGCATTCGTTAAAAACAAGGCCGCGAAAGCGGCCTGTGACATGTCACGTCCCTTTTCTGAATGATAGCCATTCGAAAAATGATGACATTCCACCGCAGACAACAGCAAAGATGATCCCACCAAAGAAGAGAATGCCAGCCTGCCACCACTCCCACCGCCATACATCCACAGCGCCAACCATACCAACAATCGCTCCAACAAATGGAATATAGCTCACGATGAAAGCAATGGGGGCTGCAATTATCCAGTGCAATCCCCACCATGATTCAAGCCCAGCCATAATTGCTGCCAACTGAAAAAGACCAACGACGATATAAACAATGAATCCTATAGCTTGCATGTAGTCACCTATTTACCCAGTAAAAATCAGAGGCCTCCCCTCAATAAGGCTTGCAACAAGAACTATTCCCTGCACAACAAAGATGAACCAGCAAATAGCTTGAGTCTGAGGGTTAAGAAAATATTTGTAGCGGTCAATAAATAACAACCCACCAAAAATTATCACACTCAAAATAATTAAAAACACAACACTTCCTTATTGCGGAGTGACATCCTGAGGTCGCCACCAGTATGTCTGGTTAAACTCTTTCTTCGAACGTTGCTCCATTTTACGCAAATAACCTGGTGAAAAATACTCCTGCATCTGGTTAAAGATCATGTGATCGAGAGCCGCCTTTAAGTACCAGAGATTCGCACCTGGCATCAGACCTTTCCCCAGCTTGACCAGATCACCACCAGTCTGCTCATTCTTCCCTTCCACAGCATTTAACGGTATGCCCTGAGCAATCTTCACTACGTCATCAACCAGACCAGCTACCGGGCCAAGCATCGACGCCAGCGCGCCGCTTCCGTACCTAGTGTGATCTGACAATAAAAAGTCACCGTAAAGGCCAAGACCACCACCTTTCAGTAGAGCACCAAGCCAAAATTTAGCAGCATCTTCTCCTGTCATCTCACGAGGATTACGACCAGACGCAAGGTCGTTAAGTTGCTGCGACAAAGCGCCAAGAATGGTCGTACTGGCAATAAACGTCGCAATATATGCCGCACGCCCACCAGCAGACGGCATACCCATAGCGCGTGACCAGTGACGCATAACCACCGAGATAGGGAACGATTTAAACAGGAAAACACTTCTCGTTAATTCACCTTTCCATGTTCCACGCTGAATACCAGAACCGGTTATCAGTTGCTCACGTGCTCCCGGTGTAATAACAGCCATATCAACTTCTTCAGTTACGGCACCGAGCAGTTTACGCATTGCCTCAAATTTCACGCGTTCAGGCTCACCAAGATGTTTAACTGCTGAATCAGGGATACGCATAATGCTTTCCGGTGTCAGCATCGTATTATTACCGTTCCCCCAGTCCTCCTGTTGCGCCAGCTTCCATACGCTCCAGTCTGTGTCAGTAATTCCTTTGCTTTTCAGGATACGAAAATCAGAGTCATCGAGGCTACGAAGGTCTGGTGTCCGTGACACTACTTCTCCCAGGCTTCCCATCATGGTTACGCCATAGGCGCGCTTGTGCGCATCTGACCATGCTGTAAGCCCACTGGCACGCATTACCGCCGTTGCCGCCCAGCGAGACACTGACGGCCCCATATTATCCATCGCCCAGCGGTTAACGCTGCCAAGTAGAGATTCCATCGCCAGACCAGCGCGGCGCGCCCGCGCAAGTTCTGTACGGTTCGTTGGGTCCATAGCTTCAAGCTGGTTGCGGAATAACTGGTTCATTGGAAGGTTGGTAACCTTCGCAGACAGATACATGGTTCCAAGATCAGAGAACGATGACAGCAACGCGGATCCGAGTCTGCTGGCAACCAGCCAGTTGCGGATATTGTCAGACCATCGCGCGATGTGCGGATTTGCTACAGGCTGTGTCTTTCCGGAAATAAAGTTGTACAGATTCTCTGTGTTGTTCGCCAGCCGCTCGACTTTACCGGTTTTACTCGGGTTAGCTGTTGCCGTTTCTGCCTTCACCTGATCAAGAAGAGAGCGGAAAACATGATCTGGGTTTGGGCCATATGTTTCCACCAGTGCAATATCTTTACTGATACCTTCCAGGTGACCGACCATGATTTCCCATAGAGAGCGATCGCCATAAAGTTGCTGATATTGCAGATAGGAATCTGCATCTTTGAAATGTATCTGTCGTGATGCATTACCACGGTTAGCACGTGCGCCGGAAATTCGCATTCCGGTATCAGTAAGCTTATTCAGCCCACCAGTAGCGATCGTGTTATAAGCCTCTCCAAGAAATGCAGACAACTCGGCATCGTTCATCAGTTGTCCATCGGCTCGGATATAATATTTGCGATCCAGCTTACCTATAACATCGCTAACCCACTTATCCTTTGATACCGCCCCAACCTTTTCCATAGAATGATGTTGAGGGATCCCCCAGTTTTCGAGATAGCCAATGTCCCCGCCAGCATCATTAAACCGGCGGCGCAGTAGATCTGTCACTTCTCTCCACGCCTTAGCACCTTTTCTTGCTTTAGCATTGCCAGTATTTTGTCCTCGCATTTCATATACCAGGTCACGCACGCCAGCTTCATCTTCAAACAGGCCAAAAAAGCGAGGATCAACTGCTTCAAATGCCTCCTGCAATTGACTCAATGCATAATCACGAGTGGCTTTTGTTCTGGACTCAACAGAGAGGAAATTCGATTTACCGTCTGCATTAAAAGCAATAGTACGGTTAAGAGCGCCAAGTTTCCCATCAGCCCCTTGATAGCTATTGATAAATTTATCCAATCTCTGACGTGCGGCTATAGTGAGGGCCACACGACGTTTCTTTAATGCCGCTTCTCGCTGTAATTCTTCAGATGCCAATTGTGCTGCTCGATATAGCCGCTCTGATTCGGAAAGTTGTCTCCACGACATCGGGTCATCACGAGCAATGGAGCGCATATTTCGATAAATGCGGTCTTCAATGTTCTGTATTTCTCGCGCCGTTAACGTGCGCTGCGCCGCCTGCTGAACCGCTTGTATACATTCCTGTCTCATTTAATTTAACCTCTCAAGAAACACGCCACAGCGACATCAAACAGGCTGGAATCCTGTATTGCCTGCTCACTTTCCATGTTCGCTTCATCCAGTACTTCACGCGCACTGCGCGATTGTGGATTACCATCATCATCCAGCACGGTGATTATCATGTCAGGTGATTCAAGCAGCGAGTCTTCAGCTATGCGCAGATCAATATCTCCTGCCGGATCTGCCATCATCTTTTGTTCTGCCTGTTGCAATATCTTACCGGGCTCAAAAGGAGCTACTTCGTCTGGCGTCCTGACCTCTGCTGTTTTATAGAATGAAACAGCCTGAGCATTAAGTTCACTTTCAGCCTGCTGTCTCCGTGCCAGTTCTGCTCGAGCTTCAAAAAACTGACCGCCAGGCTCATGCGGTGCCAACACGTTACGGGAAAATTCCAGGCGTTCTTGTGCCTGCCGGATTCGTTGGTCAATATCGCGAAGTCTGGCCTGTTTATCTGATCGAGCACGAGATAAAGCCTTACCGCTACCGGTTGGCTCTTCTGCAAGAATTTGTGCGCGCTGTTCAGTGAGATTTTCAATAATTCGTTGGCTATTAGCGATTTCAGACTGGTAAACCTGTCTATCGCCACGCGACAAAAGCTGCGCGGCCTGTTCTTCAAGCAACCGATTTTCTATAGCGCGCGCCGTTACTCCATCATCTACAGATGACAGAGCCTCATTAACTGCCTGAGACAGCAGACTCTTGCGCCCAGGAATTTCACTGAAAGATGCAGACTCAACAATGCTGGCAACGTCTACAGGTCTCCCCTGGCTAACATCAGACATGGCTTTTCGCAGAGCCTGAATGTGCGAATTACGCGAAAGCACGTTGATCGGAACGCCGGGAGCAATATCAATTTCAGCATGATGAGCGGCATTCGCCGCCAGTGCAGCATCAATATCAACTGGTGAAAAATTTGGTGCGCTTGTAGACTCGCCGCGAGAGTTAATAAATCTGCCGACACCACCAAACGCCACCCCAAGAACAGCATCAATAGCAATTGCCTGTCGATCCAACACATCATACTGGTTAGCCATTTCGCTATAGCCACCATCACGAAGCGTTTTTGCAGTAAGCCCACGCTGTGCCATACCGAACGCAATATTTGTACCTGCGGCATAGGCAATATCTGGCGTTGCACGTACTGCTGTTGCTGCGGCGCGTCGCACTGAACTTTCACCCGTCCGCGCAAGCTGAGCCGCCACACCTTCCGCCAGCGCACCACCAGCACGTAACCCGAGGCTCATAGGGATCAGTGTTCCGGCACCAGCAGTAATACCCTGCACTAATCCCGCTTCCTGCGCCGTCCTGAAATCAACACCCTGTGCTGTCAGCCGTTCAAACTCAGAAAAACCCTGTAGAGAAGTTACCGCCGCAGCACCTCCGACCGGACCACCGAGCGTTGTACCGACAACAGCCTGCCCGCCCATATCGAACAACCCATAAAGGACCTGCCCGGCGGTTCCGGTTGTCGCGGCATCAGGCGTCAGCCGCTTAACCTGCTGCTCTGCTAGTTTTCTCTGCTCAGCAATGTATGAAACTGAAGTGTCATTGAGCGAGGTGTTTTCGTTAACAAGCTGAGCAATCGGGGATACGATTTTATCCATCCCTGCCCATAGCAACTGATCTGGCTTTGCCACCAGCCCGGAGTACAAACCAGACAATGCCGCTCCTACAGCATTGTCGAAAAAACCAACATCGCTGTTAAAGCCAGCTGGATTTGATGCTGCTTCGTCAAGCTGCTGATTCTGGTTTACTGGATTAAGGCCAAAGTAACTCATTGCGGAATATCTCCGGAGAATCTCTGACGCTTCTGTGTCAGATCAAGAACAACAGGAGAACCATCATCTTTCAGCAGATAACCAGTACCAAGTTTCACCAGGTACTGACTATCGCCGTAACTTTGCAAACCATACTGACCAGGCGGTGTTTTTATCCCGGTGCCGACAACTTGTTCATTCCAAGCCTGATTAACCTGCTTATCGAATTGCTCTGCAGACATTCCCCACGGCAAAAGAACATTCCCCATTCCGTTATAGTCATGCACGCCACCTGTAGCTACGTTAACAGCCTGTTTCCAGATATCATTGTCAATTTCGCCTGATACCACGCCTTTTTTCGCCATCACACCAGCGTAATAGTCCTTTGCGATCTCGTATGCCATTGATGCCCCCTGAGCATCACCAGCAAATGCATCCTTCACCATGTCAGAAAACTCAAGGCGAAGATCAGCATCTTTAGGCATCGGAATACCTTTCGCGTCATCAGTACCTTTACGAGCCGCCGCGCCAGCAAGAATTGTCTGCGCAGCGGTTTCAGGAGACACGGAAACATCCGGATTAAACCAGTTTTTTTCTGCCAAAATACCACCAGGCTTGTCCATCAGTATCCCGGCAACGGCAGCAGATGGAGCGTTGGCACTGATCTGCTGTAGTGCTGACATATACACCTGCCCACCACCAGTGCTCTGCCTGATGGTATCGAGATATGCTGCCTGTTGGGAAACGGGCGCATCACGAAAGAAAACACCGATCTGATTGGCCTCGTCTTTGGAAAAGAACGTCAGTGGAGTGCCATATGACTTAGCAAGGTCACTGACCTGAGCAGCACGCAAGGCAACGCTCTGTCCAAAGTTATCCTTATTGCTCATGTCGATAGGCTTTGCCTGTCCGGCGGCAAGAGAGAACTGTACAGGATCAGCCTGTCTCTGCTTTATCACCTGACTTGCAGCCGACACAACGTTGTCATAAAGAGCGGCTCGTGCCGCATAACCCTCCCCTGTCTCACCAGTATCCGGGCGTAATTGCTCAACATATGCTGTAATGCTGCTTGTCGGCATGTTGCGGAAAGAGCCTATATACTGTCCGGCGATTTGCGTATTTCTGAACTCGGTATATCGCAGGTTTCCTTCTCTGACTCCATAAGCTGCAATAAAATCAGCCTCACCAGGTGGGTTAGGAAATTCAACGCCACGCATATACGCAGCTGTCGCATCGCGAACTTGGCTGTCAATCATCGTTTTATATTCAGCCTGCTGCTGCCGACGCAGTTGATCCGCCTGTCGCATAAAACTTGCCTGCGCCTCAGGAGATGCCGCATCGAATGCTGCATTACCGGTATAGCGTTTGGTGTTGGTTGGAATTGTTGATAAACCAAGTGCTGCACTGACACCAGCAGTTAACTGCTGATCACTGTATGGCTGGCTACCGTTCTCATGATGGATAATGGCTGCACAAAGCGCCTTCAGGGTATCAGGATTAGATGCATCGAGAGGCTCATCAGCAGAAACGCCAAGTTGTTCGCACACTGCTTTGATATACGACATAGTGTCATTTTTATCAGTAGGCGGTGCCCAGCGATTAATTATCTCGCTGACGGTATCAATACCCTGCCTCTGATACGACATCAGGTTCCGCCCTAATGCACGAATCCCGTGTTCAGGTGTTTCGAATTTAGCAAATCGACCATCATCACCGGTCTGGCCTACCCACGGATTGGTTTTGCTGTATTCGAGATTTCCTGGGTTATTGTTGCGTATGCCACGGGCACGCTCGGAAGAATCACTATCTGCTACAGCACGGCGAGCTCCAGCAGCAGTATCACTTAACTCGCCATTACTTTGGATGAATGCGGTCGCATTGTTTGCCGACCACTGGGACAATGCTGCATCAGCAACCTTCTCTTTAAACTCGATTTTCTTGGCCTGGATTTGCTCGTCGCTCCAGCCATGCGCAATGCCGTAATCCTCAATTTGCTGGAAAGTTTGCTTATTAGCCAATACGTATGCGGCGTTGTCGCCATACAATGCTGCGGCATTTTTACCATTGTTCAGCAGCGTCGCCTGAAACTGGCCTTCTTCGTAGGCATTTATTTGCCATATCTCGTGCCGCCCGGCCTGCGTAGTGAACTGAATGCGCTGCTGCTGCGCCTGCTGCATGAAAGCATTACGAGCCTGTTCATCCGGCAGCGACATAGCCAGTTGCTCGACCTGGGCATCAAACTGCTGCGTATACTCCTGACCTTTTCCAATAGCATTTTTCCCTTTCAGGTTAAGCAAACCTGTTTCAGGGTTATTCAGCAGATCGCTGCTTATCTGACTGAGGTTAAGAGATGCCTCCTGTGCCAGAGCGATATTGGCACGCTGTTTTGCCTGACCAAAAACATCAATTGCCTCTGTCCCTGCCCGAACAAAAGCATCACCAATACCAGGCTGAGAAAACGTCTGCAAGCCTGCTGACTGAACGCCACGGCTCTGAACCTGACGGCCGGATACTGTTGGTACGACTGGCATTATAATCCTCCGGGTAATCTGGTTCCTGCTGCTGCCCCGATTGGCGCAGGGGGGCTTTGAGTAAACGGACTCCACGTCCCACCAAACATCTGGTACGCACCGTATGCCTTCAGAGGCGCAGTGAGCAATGTTGTTGCTGCTCCCACATTCCCCTGTTTACGGGCTGAACTGGCTTCTGCTTTATAGTTGGCAGCCTGAACCTGATAACCGTAAGCCTCGCGTTGCGCGTTATTCGCCGTCGTCAGAGAATCAAGAGCGCCAAACTGGGCAGTGTCGCCAAATATATCCAGCGCGTTACCTGTAGATAAATCAGCGCCGGTAGCCCCCATTGTCGCCGCCTGTGTACCAAGCCGCTGTCGGGTCTCTCTGCGCCGTTGCTCAGCTTCAGCGTTACCTCTGTTTATTGCATCATTTGCCTGAGCTGTGGCTATATCTGCGTTCGCTTCTGCAACCTTCGAGGCATACTTTCCCTGTTGGTACTGGGTGTATGCCTGAATGCCACTCATGGCGAGCATTGCGCCACCAGCAATAACCGGATCGCACATTATTTTCTCTCCATGTGAAATCTGTGGAAATTAAGACCAAGAGCACCATAAGGCGCGGCTTCTTCAAGCCTGAATCCAAGCCAGTGCAGCCATGCTTTGGCAACATGGTTTCGCTCGTCGACATAGTTTTCCAGGCGCGGATAAACTGCCAGCATCTGCTGCAATACAGGGCGGCAGTGGCGAAGAAATGTCTTCTGATATTTTTCGATACGGCTGGTTCCGACCAGCCATGGCGTACCATTGCCACCGATCATTGACGCCGGAGATACGCCAAACATGGTTACCAGTTCTCCGTTCGCGAACCCTGACCAGGCCATAGTCGCAGTGCGAAGACCAACACGCAGCGCATCTTCGGTAGTCATCAGCGATACCGCATACAGTTCGTCAATATCAGCCTGACGAACATCCGGCAAAATCATCTGAAGATGCTCTTTGGTGGCGGGAATAATTCGAACATCGATCATCAGAATCCCCCAACAGTAAGACGAGGAATAACGGCAAGAACAGACAGCGGCAACGGATCGAGCTGACGGATTTTTACACGTCCGTTTTTGCCCCAGTTACTGTCCAGTTTCACTTCTACTTTTCCGGTAGCGTCATCAACAGGATCATCGTAGAACTCGAATTCACGCTGTGGATATTCGTACCATTTACCGCCTGGCGTAGTCGCCCAGATGCCGCGACTGGCATTCACAACAAGAGTAACGGACGGGATCACCTGTTTTTTGTCCAGCAGCGTTTCCTGTCCGTTAATGTTGATATCCAGTGTTTCGAATTCAGCAGTTATTGGCAGGCCGATGTGCACAACAGCCCCAGGTGATTCCAGCGTGACGGCACCTCCGGAAACCACTTTCTGTGGTTCCACGTTCGCATCAGAGAGAATGTTTACGGTCTGGCCTTCAAGATGAGACAGGCCTCCAAATGTCCGGCGCGCCATCTGCCAGTTCGTGGTAGCCACATTCCTGAGGGATGGCGGGACGTTCCTGTTAGCACGAACCACTACAGCGGTATTGCTGGTTACAGAAATGATGTCGCAACGTAATTCTTTTGACACTTCATCGCCAGTATCAGGATCAGTTCCGGTATAAGGGAACTGTAGTTGAGCACCGACATCACTACTGGTGAAGTACGCACCACCAGAAACACTGATTGTATATTCCGCGCGGTAATCCCATTCGCCAGAACCACCAGTGATGATCATCGTTCTGTCAGACGTATTTCTTCCATCATAGCTAAGGCCAGAATCAACAAAGAAAGCATCTTCATCGCTGGTAAATAAACGGCTGGACAGTCGCTCGATGTATCTCACTGTTTGCCCGTTAACGGTTCGGTTAACGACGAAATACACCGCATCTTCATTGCCTTCGCTGATACTGCATGTGCTTTCATATTTTCCGGTACTGGATTGTGGTGCCCATGCAAAAACCTGCTGATCACGCAAATAGGTCATCACCAGTAATTTACCGTCATCACGAATGCAGAATGCGCTGGAGTAAGGAACAATCGAGAAGCACCAGTCAACAATGCTGTGCTTCTGAAAAAGATGATTGGCAAGGATGGTCAGGTCGTTCCCCTGATAGCCGTCAACATCGAATGAGTAGGCCAGATCACGGACAACACTGCCTTTCTCTTGGACGAACAGAGCAATATTCGCTACGGCAATTGGTGGGACATTACTCGAGCCATTTGATCCCTGAGAGCTGAATGCAAATGATGATGTGGTTAACACTTTGTTCTGGTCGCCGGTGATGACGTACTCACCTCCGGAAGTCAGCGCCACCAGAGAACCAACATCAATCAGGTGACGGATCTCATTAACCTGACGCCCGGCATAGGTGTAGATAATTCTGTCGTCATCCTGCGTAGGATTGCTTTTGCCAAAATCCTTATAATCCCCGGTACGGCTGGCCCAGATAGTCTGAGGGAACGCAGTCGATGCGGCGAAGTAAAGACGTTGTTGATAATAAACAACAGTGCCAGGATAACCATTAACACTGTTCCAGGCATATTTAGCCCATTTATAGCTGGCATTATCCTCGCCAACGACCTGCGAAGGGATATAGGAAATCACCTCGGCAGTTGCAGTAGTTCCATTTGCAGCAGTGATACGGGCAATGCCAAAACCACTGTGCAGATATTCCCACTCAATGCCAGTATCATCATCACCGGATCCGCCCCAGCCATCCCATGATGTGCCTTCTGTATGCGAAGGGCGCAAAGTACCTGTTTTGCCTGCTGTAACGGCGCGATAGTAGTTACTGTCTGCACGGCGAATATCGCCAATCGACGCACTCTTACTGGTTTCCCATACCGGCACAGAATCCACTGCAGGCTGTTCCAGATAGAACAATTTGCCTGCCTGCTCCGCGCCAAAAATAGAGGCGCTTGCCGTTAACGTAATTGTCCCGGTGCTGGCGCTGGCATAAACCGTCACTGACTCATCAATATTGATATCTTCAAATGGCCCGTTCTTCGTTACCACATCAACCAGTTGCCAGTTGTCATGCGCATAGCGGCGCAGCTCTTTCGGCGGGTATGCCGGGTGAACCAGCGTAAGCACGTCGGCGCTTTGCGTAAATTTAATTCGGAACAGATCGGCTTCAGTATATGGCGTGGCAATTTCATAAATAACATTGCTGCTGTTCAGCACCAACGCACCATCTTTGATAACGCGCATGTACTGGTGTCCGAACTCCAGAGCATAGGTCTGAACCGTCGAGAACTGGAACGGGATCAGGCGGCATTTCCGATTTGGGTATTTGGCGGCACCGACAAAACGCGTACCAGGTCGATTCTCAACGCCGCCATACTGCCGCACGATAAAGTTATCGCACTTGCGCAATGCCACCTGGTACTTCGCCATGTCGATACGACCGTACAACGACGGTCCAATCTCACCACCGGCAAAGCTGGGCTGGATCCAACTGATAGCCATCAGGACAACCTCGCAATGGTAAACTCGTCAACCGGTGGCTGTGGTTCCTGTGATTCATTCTGGCTATGCGAGCCAGCACTAAGAATCACGCGATTGTACATATTGAGGGCAAACGTACCGAGGTCTGCATTCCCAGTCAGCGCCATGTTAATAGCTGCCGCAAGACGCCAGGCCAACGCCTCCATAAAAATGGCATCAAACATGTTCACATCTGAAACGCGAGAGACATACTTGAGCCATGCCTGAGGCTGGTCTGTGTAGATCAACTTTCCTGTTCCGTTGGTGTCTGCACCAACTTCGTACTGAACGCGCATTGATGCTGTTGGATTGCGTACACCAGGAAGCATAATTTCAGTAATGCGCAGACAATCTGACGGGTACTGGTACGCATATTCCCAGTCAGGCGGTGGATTGCTCGTATCTGCAAGCGCCACGCGTTTGGTAGCAAAGTTCCAGTCAAAATCAGAAAGCACAGCATCACGGCAGGCCTCAAAGTGCAGCGAACATTCCCCCGCTTCCTTGCTGGCTTCCGTCAGGCTGTTAATGCTGCGGCTGTTGCCAATATTGGACAGCGCACGATTGCAGATCTCTACTACAGAGGCCATCACTCACCTCCGTTACCGTACAGAGTTTCAGCCGCTGATTTTTCTACATCCCCGGAAACAGGAGCGATCGCCATATCAGTGATCTGCAGATCGGCGCTGCGATTAACGCCATCGTCAGTTTCTCTGGCAGACAGGCCTCGAATAACAGCCTTTGCAGTTATCATCACTTCTGTTCCGACGCCCTGAGGTTGCGCCTTCAGCTTATTCAATGTGTCGTTATTCAGCGTGATGCACAGCCCCCACGGGTATTCATCGCGAGTTCTGGTTTCTCCGCTCTCATCCTGGTAGCTGTCAGTGCCGGTTTTGAGGTTTACGAGTTCCATATACACTCCTGCAATAAAGGGGCCGAAGCCCCTTGTCTCATCCGCGAGGCTTACACGCCCAGTTCTTTACGCTTATCTGCGATCTTCTCGCGGAGCGTTTCTGCTTTGGCGTTATGGTGTGGCTTCTCGTTAAAGAGCAATTCGTACTCTTCACGGAGCTTATCCAGTTCACCATCATCTGACACATCGTTGATGATTTTGGTGCTGGTTGCTGCCATAGACACCTTTCCTGCTACCTTTGCTTTTGCCTGTCTGGCTGCATCGTTAACAGGTTCCAGTGCGCTACCAGGCTCACCTTCGTATTCGATTTCTGCCCCCTCCTGCCACAGTGTGTTATGGATATGAGAGAGGCGCAGAACGCGGTATCTTGGTTTCTCACCTGACATCGATATCACCTTAACCAGTTACTTTTGAGCGGATCGGGTACGGTGTATTGGCATCAACATCCAGACTGATACCCGCAGTGAATTTGCCGGCCGTTAGTGGGCCAGTTGCGACGGAGTAGTTAACACGCAGATATCGCTGAACACCGGCAGGCACCTTTGCAGAAACAACTCGTTTACCTGCTTTCAGGGTAGCCTTTGCCAGTTCGCCACTATCATAAATAGTGGACCATGAGCTGTTATTCTCACTCGTCTGCAACTGGATGTTTACAGTTGCCTCACCACTTGCCGTGGCGGCTTCGTTAACCAGCGCCCAAAACTCAAGCGGGTAACCCACGCCGATATCGCGACGATTTCCATCAATTGGACCGAGATCGATTACGTCAGTAGAAGCCGCGGTATTCGTAACCGCCTGAGCTTCGGAGAACATCAACAGTTTGTCGGTGATCATCTTCTTTCTCCATTAGTGGGTCTGTTACGACCAACAGGTTAATAACAGGCGTTACACCACGCGGGCTTCTGTTTCCAGAAGCGCATCAGTTTCACGGATTGGTACACCACGGAATGAAGTCCACCACTCGCCTTCAGTCTCTTTTACGCTGATAGCCAGAGATGTTTTCTCCAGAGACTGCAGATCAAGAGCCTGGCCTACAGTGCGGTTCATGTAGAACACCGGGCGGCCCATGCCACGGTTTGGAATGCGATGCAGTGCTTTAACCATCAACTTCGCAATATTTGCGGCAGAGGAAGGTTCTGAAAGATTGCTGACATCGATGTTTGCAATGCGAACAACATAACGCCAGTCACGCAGAGCAAGTCCGTTGTCCCATTTGTAATGGGTACGGTAGCCTTCGTACTTGCCGCCATTAACATCTTCCAGTGTCACCTGGCCTTTATCTTCCATCTGGATGCCAGCCTTCTGCCCTTTCGGGAAGATGCCATGCACGGTGTTTTCGCCCCACACCACTAACCAGATTGAGGTGTTATCTGTACCCGTGCCACCAGCATCAATGATGTTCTGAGCATTACCCGCAGACAGGCTGGAATAGCGGGAGGACAGTCCCATAAACTGCTGAGGGTTAACGCTGGAATCACCATAAAACAACGTCTGCGCCATCTGCTGATTCATCGCTTCAATAAATGCGCGGTCTTCAGACAGGCGGAATTCGGCGGTATTACCGTTCAGATCAGCCAGTGACTTATCGACTTCAGCATAGGTTTCCAGCATTCCAACGGAATCGGTGACCTGCACTGTGGTTGATTTGCTTGGCTGTACGCCATAGTTCAGCAAACGCCAGGTGGCCGAAGGTAAACCAGAACGAATGGTGGTTCGGTGTCCGGTAGGAAGGTTCCCTTCGACAAAAGGCATATCCTGAAGGATCGGGTTAGTTTGACCGAGAAGCTCGATAATCTTATCGACTTTCCCGTTTGGATCGACGCGCTTACCCCAGTCAGCCAGCGTTAGCGCAGTTAAGCCTTTAACAGACATTGTCATTTCCTCTCTTATTTGCCATAGAGCACTTCGGCCGCACTACGCTGGCCTTCATTACCACCGGTGACCATGCCATCTTCAGACATCGCCTTTCCGATTTTCACGAACGTTTTGACCAGATCAGGGTGATTACCCAGCCCGGTGGTGTTCAGATATTCTTTGAGCTCAGGTGTCCCGAACTGGTCAAGCGCACGCTGTGCGGCGCTAAGGTTAGAAATCAACTTGTCGCCACCGATTTCTTTGTCAGCTTTTACATCCGCAGCCCACTGCTCGGTTGTTTTCTGCCAGGCTTCTGCCTGGCGCTGCTGAACACCTGCCAGAATCTTCGGATAAGCATCAACCAGCTTTTGCGCTTGCTCGTTGGTCAGGTTAAGTTCTCGCGCCACAGGCTCGAATTCCTTCAACGCTTCTGTATCCAGCTCTACGCCTTCGGCAGCCTGAAACTCGTACTTCTCAGGCGCACCCTCTGGTTTATTGCCGTCCTTTTTTTCATCCTGCTTATCGTTTTCAGGCTTTTTGTCATCAGCAGGTTTATCGCCATCAGCAACAGGTTGTGGCTTATCACCTTCCTGTTGTGATGGATCACCAACTGGAGCAGGGTTATCACCTGCAGGCGCTGACGGTTCTGACGCAGCCGGAGCTGCTCCACCATCGACTGGTTGCTCATTGCAAAGACGGCGATACAGCAAACGCTCAAATAAATTCATGATCACTCCTGTTCACTGGCCTCTTTGGCCATCTTCAAATACTGTTCAGGGCAATGCGCCATAACGCGCTGAAACAGTTCCAGCGCCAGATTGCGTTGCCCCTCATTAAACGCCATTGCCATAGCGTCCATCGGTGAGATAGCGGAAAACACACGGCCTTTCTCCAGCACCGACCAGACAACGCGACGCCCCTGTTCACTGCTCATGACAAAGCGAATGTCATCAATTTCACGCTGCGCCATGTCACGTTGCTTACGGGCGTTTTCTTCTTTCAGTTGATCGTCTTCGTAATCTGTCATTGTGATTGCCCACCCTGACCACTAACTGCATTCGCCATAGCTGACAACACACTCGGATCCGAAGTTTTAGCTTCGCTTAGCGTCTTGGCACCCTGTGCCGCAGCCATCCCCATCGCCATCATTTGTTGCTGCTGTTGCTGCTGTGCCCGTTGCTGGCGAGCCTGCTCAACCTGTTCCTGCGGAACAATGACGGTTGGAGACACTCCAGACATATCAGCGAATGCATCGATTGCCTGATCAACGTTGAGTTTGTCGAGAGCTTCTGGTTTCGCTTGCGCAAGTTGACCAATGAAGTTGACCGTAGACGCCAGACTGGACAGGCCGATAGACTTCTGCGCCTGAGCCATGACGGAAATGTATTCGACCTTCAGGGGCATACCTTCCATCGCGTCAGGCGGGGGCGGCAGCATATTTTTACGCACCATCATCGAGAAAGAGCGGTCAATGAGAGGATTAAGACATTCGTCGTTCAGACGCTCCAGAACCGGCCCCAACATCAGAAGTTTTTCTTCTTTCATTTCGATCACCGCTTCAACAGGCATCGAGCGGGTATTGATGTTCTGCAACATCATGAACAGATCGACAAAGTAGGCGCTGTTAATGATTTGACGAGTGTCCTGAATGTCTGCCACCAAATCTGCTGTACTGGGGTTAACCAGATAAGCAGGCCTGAAGCCATCCTGACCAGTAATCTGATCGATATACGTGATGTCGCCAGGAAGAAGGGAGGCGCGCTGATTCTTGAGGGAAGTCGGAGCAACCATCGGCGGATTGGTGGCTTTATCAATCAACTGCGACTTGCGCTTCTGGAGAAGCTGCAATGCCTTAACAGGTCCAAGCGCCAGCATACCCGGGCATGATGATCCATAAACATCTTCGCCGTTAACTTCCCAGCGCGGAGCCATAATTGGAAACTCATCGAATCCGGACTCACGCAACAACCTGTCGTTATCGCCACCAACCTCGTAATAAACCGATTTGAATGGCTTGTTCTTGCTATCCAGCTTCGATGTATCGCGGTCAATGTTCGGGTAAACCGAATGCATCACTTCAATCCACTTCTCGTAGGTGCCGCTTTCCCACATGCTTTTTACGGATTCGCTGACGTTATTTAGCCCGAACTCCTGAACAAGCTGACGAACAGTCATAGAGAACTTGCGAAAACAGGTGTCCACACTGCCACGAGGTGAGTTAGCCAGGTAGTAACTGCCTATCGGGAATGGCATTGTGCGAATGATGTCCTCGTCATCCTCCAGCACCGCCATTGCGCCAGTGCTGTATGTGCCGAGGCTTCCGTATAACTGCGGCAGCGACTGATAGAGATTCGACTTATTGAACATATCGTTCATGCGGTTCTGCACCGCCTCAAGCCACAACTTAACAGGGCCATAATCCATCATTTCAGGATCTGGCGTAGCCAGGCGAAACCACGGACGCGCGGGGCTTGTGATGCCTGACATCATGCCGCTGGCGAGAGTGCGCGCCGCCATAGTCCCGGTCGAATCAATAATGCGTGTATTGCGTCGATCGTTACGGTTGACCTCAGAAGTCAGAAAGCGGGAACCACGCGGGTTGATGTAATCACTCAACTCGCGCCAGTGCGGCTCGAACGACTGACGCTCGCTTTCAAGTTGTGCGAACTGTTTGTTCAATCGCTCTTTAGTTGTTTCCGCCATTTCAATGACTCCGGTTACTGACCAAGCAGCGTTTTACCGCTGGTATTAGCGGTTGATGTGTCGCCCTGAGAACCGGTAAGCAGCGTAGAACTACGACCAGCAGCAGCGCGACGGCGACGTGTTTCTTCGTCGCGGGCATCAACAACGGCGGCATCCTGCTCCTGTGGTGCTGCCTGAACTTCTGGTGTTGCAGGCACTGATGGTGAGCTACCCATGCACATATCAATGACTCCGTACGCAATTAAATTATTACCAATTTAACCACATATGATTTATTTATCGTAGAAGGTTGACATTTAACGCGTGAATTATTACCTTTCAGGTAACTAAAGAGCTCATTCTGGTTACTAACCTGACTGGCTTGTCGTTAAATTAAACAGGTGGAGTGAGCTTTTATTTTGAGCAGTACGGCGTATGGCACATGCGCCGATAGCGGTCTGGATACGTTTAAGGGGCACCCTCCCTTGCTCGGGCAAACGAACCAGGTAGCCGGAATGTGCAAGTCGAGCGGTTTTATTCCGCGCACGGGGATTCACCATCCCGGCGATTCGGTGTGACGCCTCGGAAGAGACGAGGGTACAACGATGAGAGCATTTATGGAGCCGCGACAAAGTGTGGCGCCTTAACAGGCTAAGTGCTCTCAGCGTTGTGGCATTAGCTCAGTCGGACAGAGCAACCGCCTTCTAAGCGGTTGGTCGCAGGTTCGAATCCTGCATGCCACGCCAGAATCACGCCTAAGGACCGTGATGCCAGAAGTTCCAGGGGCTTGGCGGTGATGGTTTCCCTTGAAGGACTATCACCGCCCTTTTTACAGCAGGACGCCATTGCGATGACTTCATGCTGTAAACCCGTACAGCCACGGAAGGCATAACTCATTGCTTCCAGTTCGCCCGGTTCGCCGGGCATTTTTTTAAGGTGAGATTATGAACGACAAGCAAATCGAAAAAGAAATCGTTGAGAAAGGCAAAACGGCACCGCGCGTTACGCCAGACCATATCGAAGGCATTATTGCTCAGGAGGCATATTTCACAGCAGAAGATGGTGCCTTTGGCAAAGCCATAAAAGCGAAACATACTGGCGGAGAGGTAAACTACCAGCCGCACGAATCACTTTCTCTGCTGACGTTCTGCGTCCTGGTGCTGCGCAACGGCTTCACCGTCACCGGAGAGAGCGCCTGTGCAAGCCCGGAAAACTTTGATGCAGAAATTGGTCGGAAGATTGCCCGGCAGAATGCTGTAAACAAAATCTGGATGCTCGAAGGTTACTTGCTGAAGCAGAAGCTAAGCGAGCAATAACACCGTGACATGTCACAAACAGCCAGCCGATGAGCTGGCTTTGTTTTATCCTCATCAGAGGATATCAACGACATTATCCCCACCAGCGGATTAAGCATAGGGATCGTAATCTGTGATGGCCTTGCCTTGCTGGTTCTGCTGCCCGGGAATTCGCAGACGCTTCGACACAGGGAACGCAAACGTCAGCAGTAGCGCATCGCCTTTACCAGGCGAACGCCCAAGCCGCTCCTTGATATCTTCCTTCGGTTCGATAACGATTTTACCGTCCACTCGAACTTTGTACTCTGCCGCCGACAGATCGTCCGCTGTTTCCTGGTCATCCAGCATCCCGCCCAGCCTCAGCCATGTCTTGCATGAGTTGAACATCTCCCCACGCTTGTTGAGCATCTGCTGATCAGTAGACGCGCCACCGAACGGAACAAGTTGCCATGTGCGCCCCCAACCGTCACCGATTGACTTCAGACCGGTACCGTAACCAAAGTCGATGAACACTGCGTCAGCCTGATACAGGTCTTCAAAGTCAGCGATACGCTTCGCCATAATCAGATCGTCGGTAGTCTTGTTGCCAGTCCACAGCACCTTACTGTGTAGCCCCTGCCGCAGGTATATCACCGCGTCATCAACGCCTGAATATGCCGGGTCAACACCGATTATCACCGGAGCATGCGCCACCTGCGCAGCGGTTACCACCCGTTTCATTGCCTCATCAGTAAGACCGGTAGGGATAAACTGCAATTCAGATGCATCAGGGAATATGCCGCGCACACGGATTTTAACGAAGTCGCTGTCTTCCCCGTAGTCATCAACCCATTTCTGCAACTGCTGTTTGTTAGTGCCTTCCACCGTCCGGCTGTCAATCTGCGCAGTTTTCCAGCGGTGTTTATATTTGCGGAAACATTCACGGAATCGCCCGGTATTACGCGTCGGGTTTCCGAACGCCACCCAGATAATCTCAGTGTCTTCGTCCGTTAGCGCACCTTCGGCAACTTCCCACACCAGATCCGCAATGTTCGACGCTTCATCGAATACCACGATGATGCGTTTGCGCTCGTTGTGTAGTCCGGCGAATGCCTCAGTGTTGTGCTCAGACCAGGGGATTGCGTCAGCTCGCCACCGCTTGTCGTGCCCAGGATCATTGCTGTACATCGCGGTAGCGGTACAGGTAAACCAGTCTTTCGTGATAGCAAGGTTCGACCACTTGATAATTTCCGGCCAGGTCTTCGTTCGTAGCTGGTTGTCGGTGTTGGCGGTCACCACGACCTTACAATCCTCGCAAGTGGACATGCCCCAGTTGATCAGCATTGAGATGAATGCGGATTTACCAATACCGTGACCAGAAGCGCGTGCCAGCATAAGCGGCTGATAGCGCGTCTCTGGATTCTGCAGGTGATCACGTATCTCTCGGAACGCATCGGCCTGCCACTGACGTGGACCGGTGGCATGTGCCAGTTCAGTCCCCTCTTCCCCCCACGGGAACGCATATAGGGCATAGCCAAGCGGATCGTGAGTGAACCCTGCAATATCCTCGATCAACTGCTCTTCAGGAGATAACGCTGTATCTGTCACTGATTACCATCCTGACGTTCTTTGAGTCGCTTCCTGGCTGCTGCTATGCGATCAGCAATTGTCACATTCACATTAACATCCAGACGTTCTTTGAACGCGTTGACATCAACATGCTTACCAATCAGTTCGAGGTTCTTCACCTTGTCCGGCCACTTTACCTTCTTCAGGATATGCTCGACATCCTCCACAGAGAGATCCGCCTCGCCATTCTCTTTTTGCAGAGAGGCCTGAGTCGTCTTGATGGTAGCGATATCCATCGCGCTTAGTGAGGTACGCCAGACTTTCGGCCATTCAGCGATCGGCTTCATCCCGCCGTCGTCGTTCAGGATATCCAGCACGTCCATCTGGTCGATCTCCACCAGGCGCATGAGAACGTAATCAGCACTGACGCGCATTCGTTTGTTGCGCTCCTCCATCAACTCGGCAATCCGTTTTTGAATGCGTTCATCGCGCATCATGACACTGGCTTTAACTGCCGCTGTATTTGGGGAGAATCCTGCGTTAATCGCAGCCTGAGTCTGGTTTTCAGGCGTTTTGATGTATGACTGGCAATAAGCCTCCTGCATTGCTGTGAGCGGCTTAAATTGCGTTGATTTGCGTTTATAGGTTTTAGGTTCAGCAGGCATCATAACCACCGTGGTAATAGTTACCGTTGTGGTAATAGTACCATGCAAAATAAAGCCGCCATAGTTGGCGGCAGTATTCAAAACCCATCAAATTCATCATGCATAATCTACTCGTGACATGTCACACTATTAATTTCGTTTCATGCCAGCCTTTAGTCACCCAGCATTGTGAGTCACCATTACACGGACATGAATTAACTGGAGCTCTCTCGCCGCACTTACCGCAACGTTTTCTGCTGATCGATTTTATACGCCCGTGCACGCGTGCATCATCTTGGCGGATCAGTAACGCTATATACTCACCAAATTCGTAAGGCGCACGCCCGGGGCGACGCGTGGCACAGTTACGCTCCAGCATTTCAATTTCCTGAGCATCAAGCACAATTTCCAGCTTACGCACGCCAGATGCAGCTTGTCTGGCTCTCTGAGCGGCTTTGCGCTCTGCTGCTGATTTAGCCATTCTGATTTTCCTGCATCATGAGAAATACAATCATGGCGGCTCGGGGGGGGTTATTCGCATGAAAGGAAATGTTGTCGGCATTAAAAACTGCTGACCACTCACCGCGAGAGTGGTGGCAGGTTAGACTGATTTTATTATCAACAATAATAGGCCATGCATCCGATGGATTATTGCAGTAGTCAGGTAAAGGGTTTAATGGCTCAAAAGTTGTATCAGTATTTCCGTAATACCATTTGTTGGTGTTATTCCCTGATGTTTCCGGTTTACACGCCCAAAGGCCTTTAAAAATTATGTCTCCTACCATTCTGTTAATTTCAAAATCACTTAACTGTGAATAATCCATTGTCATTTCCTCGCACGATATCTTAGCCACCGGATATCCCACAGGTGAGCTGTGTAATTGAAGGTTTTTACGTCAGATTCTTTTGGGATTGGCTTGCGTTTATTTCTGGAGCGTTTCGTTGGAAGGTATTTGCAGTTTTCGCAGATGATGTCGGTGAAACTTCGTCGCTGTCGCCTCATGCCGCCCTCCTGACGCCCTGCCCGATCGCCATCAATGCCGCTTTGGATACGGTAGTAAACATCCGTCGAGGACTGATGAACGGTCGCCAAATCAGCAGCATGGAGCCTTTGCTGTTTCCCTTCTTCTCCAGCCCTGTCGATGGTTCGATAAAATTAATCCGTCCATCAGTGATAATGCGAACTTCGTCGACACTCTCCAGAGCCTTGCTGAACCATCCGACTGACATATCCTCTGGCACAAGCATAACTACCGTCTGTCGCTGTTGTATGCACTGCTCAGCGGCTTTTTCCACCCACGGCCTGATATTGCTGTACGGTGGGTTATTCCAGATTGCACCGTGGCTTACCCACTCAGAATTGAGCGCGTCGTCGGCCTCAGTTAGCCAGTGAGCACACAGAGCATTTTTGTCGCTCGCTGCCGAATCCAGCCAGAATCCAAACTCAATATCCAGTGCATCAAAAAGCCAAAGCGGCGTTTGCCAGCAGTCCTTGTCGTGTGCTGGCGTATTTGATTTGATAGTCATGCAGCCCGATCTCCCCATCTCGCTTTCCACTCCAGAGCCAGTCTCGCTTCGTCTGACCACTTAACGCCACGCTCTGTACCGAATGCCTGTATAAGCTCTAATAGCTCCGCAAATTCGCCTACACGCATCCTGCTGGTTGACTGGCCTATTACCACAAAGCCATTCCCGGCAAGGTTAGGAACAACATCCTGCTGCTTTAATGCTGCGGTAAACACACACTTCCAGCTTTCTGCATCCAGCCAGCGACCATGCCATTCAACCTGACGAGAGACGTCACCTAAGCAGGCCCATAGCTTCCTGTTTTGGTCTAAGCTGCGGTTGCGTTCCTGAATGGTTACTACGATTGGTTTGGTTGGGTCTGGAAGGATTTGCTGTACTGCGTGAATAGCGTTTTGCTGATGTGCTGGAGATCGAATTTCAAAGGTTAGTTTTTTCATGACTTCCCTCTCCCCCAAATAAAAAGGCCTGCGATTACCAGCAGGCCTGTTATTAGCTCAGTAATGTAGATGGTCATCTTTTAACTCCATATACCGCCAATACCCGTTTCATCGCGGCACTCTGGCGACACTCCTTAAAAATCAGGTTCGTGCTCATCTTTCCTTCCCGTTCTTCCCTGGTAGCAAACCGGTAATACACCGTTCGCCAGACCTTACCTTCGATAACCAGAAGACCTGCCCGTGCCATTTTAGCCGCGGCCTGATTTATGCTGGTTACTGTTGCGCCTGTTAGCGCGGCAACGTCCGGCGCACAGAAGCTATTATGCGTCCCCAGGTAATGAATAATTGCCTCTTTGCCCGTCATACACTTGCTCCTTTCAGTCCGAACTTAGCTTTGATTTCTGCGATCTTCGCCAGAGCCTGTGCACGATTTAGAGGTCTACCGCCCATGACAGGAAGTTGTTTTACTGGTTCAGGGATCGCCTCACCACGGTTAATTCTCGCAGTCATATGGACAAGCTCATCTGCGGCCTTACGGCGTAATTCCGCATCAGTAAGCGCATTGGCCCGCATGTTCTGATACAGGTTGGTAACCAGCCAGTAGTGCGCATTTGATTTCCACGGATAAGACTCCGCATCCGGATACAGGCCTCGCTTCCGGCAATACTCGTAAACCATATCAACCAGCTCGCTGACGTTTGGCAGTCCGGCGATAACGGATGCTTCTTCCCGGCACCATGCAACAAACTGCCCGGGTGATGGCAGAAATGGTCGATTCTGCCGACGGGCTACGCGCATTCCTGCGTTAACCTGTTCCATTGTGGTGATCCCGTTTTCCCGGAAAGCCAGAACCCACTGGCGGCGGATTTCGTTCAGTTCGTTCTGGTCACGGTTAGCCAGGCTCGCCGGGAAAGTTGCCAGTAACTGGCTGAACACACCGTTGATGATCTGCGCTACCTGCTGTACCTGTGGCTTTTCGTCGTACTGTTCCGGCATGTTGTTGGCGATCCGACGCATCTGCTCACGGTCAAAGTTAACCATCTGTGCGGCGATGTTTTTCATAGATCCACCCCGTAAATCCAGTCAGTGTTTGTCAGGTCGAGTTTTGGTTTTCCGGCTGTCACGCCAGCCTGTTGCTTGTTACGGTTGATTTCGAGCTGGGTCCACTTGTCGCGGAGTTTGGCCGGACTCAGCACGTTACCGGACCAGAAGTTGTCCTGGCAGGCCCAGCGGAAAAGCACACACATATCGCGGTGGTTACGTCCGTCACGTTCACGCATCAGGCGGATATCGTTAGCCCACCCAGCAAAATTCGGTTTTCTGGCTGATGGCGCGATGGTCTTCACCATGTCAAACATCCACTCTGCGGCGGTCAGGTCTTCTGCTGTTCCCCACTTACTGCCGCTCTGAATTGCAGCATCCGGTTTAACCACAGAAAGATCGTTTTCTGGCTGGTCAGAGGATTCGCCAGAATTCTCGGACGAATAATCTTTTCTTTTTTCTTTTGTAATAGTGTCTTTTGTGTCCCCCTGTTTTGAGGGATAGCAATCCCCCAATTTGAGGGATGTTTTATCCCTCGTTTTAGGGGATTTTCCCTCGTTTTGAGGGATGCACCATTCTGAGATGTTTTTGTTTGGTCCAAACATGCCGCCTTGCTGCTTGATAATATTCATTCTGACGAGTTCTAACTTGGCTTCATTGCACCGTTTGACAGGTAACTTTGTAATCTCGCTAAGTTGAGAATCGGTGATTCTGTCCATTGGTTTATTCCACCCATAGGTTTTACGCAGAATGGCAAGCAGCACTTTAAACTGTCGCTTGGTCAGATCTGCGCCCGAATAAGCCTCAAGCAGCATATTTGATAGTCTGGCGTAACCATCATCGAGATCTGCCACATTACGCTCCTGTCCGGCAAAGTTACCTCTGCCGAAGTTGAGTATTTTTGCTGTATTTGTCATAATGACTCCTGTTGATAGATCCAGTAATGACCTCAGAACTCCATCTGGATTTGTTCAGAACGCTCGGTCTTGCACACCGGGCGTTTTTTATTGGTGATTTCATCAAGCGCATACTTAAAAGCTCTGCTAATCGGACTGATGTCTGATGCCATGCCAAAAGCACACAAGACCGAAGCTATAAACCTCCAGTCTGTTCTGCTTATCTTCGATTCATGACAGCCAATCATCTTTGCCAGACCGCGCTGAGTAAGCGTTGACAGGTTGATAAGTAAATCTGTTTCTGCGCGATCAACGTCGCGCTGTGATAGTTTGCTGTAATTTGTTTGTTCCATTTCTTACTATTTCCATAGGTAAATAATCACTAATACGCATCTTTCGATGAGTTCTTAATTAGTTACCGCGTTGTCGGCGGTGCAGATTGATAAAGAGCGGTGTTACTTATGCTGCCAGAAGGTTCTTTTTGCTTATTTCAAGCATTTCGCTTGCTTGATATTTGCCACCAGAAATCTCTTCGATTTTTGATGCGTATTTCGTTTTCCCAAAAAACTCAGTCTTAGGGAGGAAGCCGTTTTTGAGCCACTTATAGACAGCCCTTTCGCTAACTCCACAAGCCTTCGCAACTTCAGGGATGCCGACACCTTTAATCGGCTCATCAAGATTTTGCATAGGAATGTCCTTTTTCGTACTTTCAGTACGCATTATGGTTGAACTGAAAGTTTTTGCAAGTGCTTTAGTATCGTACTCATGGTTCAGAATGAAAAAGTGCGCAAAGAATTCGCCCAGCGGCTAGCGCAAGCCTGTAAAGAAGCTGGTCTTGATGAACATGGTAGGGGAATGGCCATAGCCCGTGCCCTTTCTCTTTCGTCCAAAGGCGTTAGCAAATGGTTTAATGCTGAGTCTTTACCACGCCAGGAAAAAATGAATGCGCTTGCGAAATTTCTAAACGTTGATGTTGTTTGGCTTCAGCACGGCACTTCGTTAAATGGAGCGAATGATGAAGATACTTTTTCAATTGTTGGCAAATTAAAAAAAGGGTTAGTGCGCGTGGTTGGTGAGGCAATTCTTGGTGTTGATGGTGCCATCGAGATGACCGAAGAGCGCGATGGGTGGCTCAAGATTTATAGCGATGATCCAGATGCCTTTGGTCTTCGTGTAAAAGGAGACAGCATGTGGCCCAGAATAAAATCAGGAGAATATGTACTCATTGAGCCTAACACCAAAGTATTCCCAGGTGATGAGGTGTTTGTCAGAACCATTGAAGGGCACAACATGATCAAGGTTCTTGGCTATGACAGAGACGGAGAATACCAATTTACAAGCATCAACCAAGACCACAGGCCAATAACGTTGCCTTATCATCAAGTAGCAAAGGTGGAGTATGTAGCTGGTATTCTGAAGCAATCTCGCCACCTAGATGACATCGAGGCCAGGGAATGGCTGAAAAGTTCATGACTTCATCATCACATAGCTAGTAACCAGTACGTTTGGATGGTGGTGAGAAACACACTGCAAGCAAACAGAAACATGGATATTAAAATATTAGCTTAACACAGCAAATCGAAAGAAACAGCGAGGGCTCGGATGTCCCAAGAATTATCTTTAACCTTTACCGAAAACATATATTATTCAACTAAAGAACCTGTAAGCATCAAAGATGTGATTACCTCCCTTCAAGGGTGGGAGGCCATCGCAAAACAATCAGAAGGTGTTTTGCAGGAACTGACAGGGGCTAATATCCTTGATATATCGGTGCATGTTGCGCGATTAGAAGCAGGAAGCCTTTATGAAGATATTGTTATTAAACTCCTCTTTGGTAGCCAAGAAGAAATGGACAAGTTTCTTGCTGGCGCTCATGCAAAGATCGGAAATGGGAAAATGAGAAACGCTCTCGTTGGTGCTGTTGTTATTGGTCTGGTTGGATATGGCTTAGTTCTAGCAACTAAGGCTATGGCTCCAAGCAACACCTCCCACTTTGAAGCAAATAACAATACAATCATCAATATTGGTGCCGGTGAGGCTAATATTTCACCTGACCGTCTTCAAGCAATCATAGAAAGCACGGTAACCAATAAGAAGACTCTTGCCAAAAGTTCCATTAAGACGCTTGCCCCAGCTAGGGCAGACGAAGGATCTACGATGGTCATAGGTACAGGGGGTGGTACAGTGACCATTCCCGCTGAAACCATTAAAAAAGCCCCAACTGAAGTTGTCTTCACACCAGAGTCATATACTCAGGATCATTTTGATGTTGATGTTGAAATCCGTGCATTAGACCTCGACAATCCAGAGAAAGGTTGGGCTGCTGTTATCCCTGGATTAATAGATCGAAGAGTAAATATGGTTCTTGGCCCCAACGTAAACCCATCAGATTTTGCAGGTAAATTTTCTGTACGTGCTGATATAACAATAACGTACCAGCTCAAATCATCAGATAAAAAATACCAACCGAAAGAAGTCTTTATAAAAGAAATAATCAAATAATTATACCCGGCCTCAGCGCCGGTTTTTCTTTTCCTCACGATCGTCTACCTTATTTAACATCCGCACATGTGCTAACCCACGAACTAACACGCCAGCAAACAATTCTTTCTCTCCTACTGACCAATCTTCAATCTTTACAAAAATAAATTCCTTTACATATCAAAAACATATCTCATTAAGTTAATGAACCACAAACAATTCGTACTTATAGTTCTTGATAATATCGAACTATTGGTTCATTATAATCGCCATCAGCAGGACGCTGGCAGCCAAACGGAACAGATTGGCAGGCTCTTTAACTTCGATGATGCGCTGACAAAGCGCGAACAGATACCAAACGAGATGGGTTTGGGGTGATGTGAATTGCAGCAGTAACGACAGCAACCAGAAGATCAGCATCTGGCGCATCACCACCAAAGCCATTTCACATGAGGAAAACATCATGACGGTAATCGTGTACGGAAAATCAACATTTGCAGGAAATGCCAAAACTCGCCGTCATGAGCGGCGCAGAAAGCTGGCCATCGAGCGTGATTCCATCTGCAACATCATCGATTCGATCTTCGGCACAGACAGTGAGGAACCTGTTCAGGAAGACCCGAGAAAGCGGTTAAGCCTTTCTGAAAAAGCAATATCACTCGGAAGCCTTCGCTGCAAGAAAGTAGATGAATGCAGTGGAAGTGTTTGCCTGCCAAACGTAGCTATTTACGCGGCAGGCTACCGGAAATCAAAACAACTGACGGCGAGATGATAAATTCATTTGCTAATTACTTGTTTTTGCCATGCTTATCCTGAGCGATAAGTTCATCCATAAGACTGTCTTTCTTCCCAGCAAACCTAATGTAGCACTCATTTCTATAGCGTTCCGGGATAACAAAACGGTCGATTTCAGGATATCCAGTAGCAGAAGGTACCCGAATAAGAAGCCCTTTTTCGAGCAATGAGATTGCTTCAGGGCTTCCCTTTTCTGTCTTTAGCTGGTTATTAGCGGCTACAGCGAATGCCAAATACGCTCTTTCTCCAAGAGTTAACGAATCAAACAAATCTTGCACGTATTTCTCTTCTTTAGATTTGCGCTTCTGAGCAGCGAATATCTCAATTCTTACAGTCACAGCGTGATAAGCGGAATTAACAACGCCGTTAAGCACATAGCTAACGCAAAACAACAGGATGTAATACATCCAGTAATGAGGAAGGATTTCTGGATTATGCAGGTTTATCCATTCTTTTACGCTTACAGGCATAACAATAATCAATATGATCAGGATGATTAGCATATGAATCAACTGTTTAAGTGTCATTCCTTGCAGGAAAAAATGCATTAGTTCCTGCCACCATGAGTTGTTCATCGGCGTTTCTCTTTTGCTCTCTGTAGGGGTGAATAGAGTTTATCCGATTTCTCGCTGTAGGGGTACACGAGAACCACCGAGCCTGATGTGGTTAAAAGACAGGCATACTAATAAACACTGCACTGTGTATTCATTCCAACGAGTGAATACACTGAGCAATGTCGCTCGTAACTAAACAGGAGCCGACTTGTTCTGATTATTGGAAATCTTCTTTGCCCTCCAATGTGAGGGCGATTTTTTATCTGTGAGGATATGAATAGATGTCAAACATCAAAAAATACATCATTGATTACGACTGGAAAGCATCAATAGAAATTGAAATCGACCATGACGTAATGACAGAGGAAAAACTTCACCAGATTAATAATTTCTGGTCAGACTCTGAATACCGACTCAATAAACACGGCTCTGTATTAAATGCTGTATTAATCATGCTGGCGCAACATGCTCTGCTTATAGCAATTTCAAGCGACTTAAATGCATATGGTGTTGTGTGTGAGTTCGACTGGAATGATGGAAATGGTCAGGAAGGATGGCCTCCAATGGATGGTAGCGAAGGAATAAGAATTACCGATATCGATACATCAGGAATATTTGATTCAGATGATATGACTATCAAAGCCGCCTGAGCGCGGCGTTACCGCATACCAATAACGCTTCACTCGAGGCGTTTTTCGTTATGTATAAATAAGGAGCACACCATGCAATATGCCATTGCAGGGTGGCCTGTTGCTGGCTGCCCTTCCGAATCTTTACTTGAACGAATCACCCGTAAATTACGTGACGGATGGAAACGCCTTATCGACATACTTAATCAGCCAGGAGTCCCAAAAAATGGATCAAACACTTATGGCTATCCAGACTAAATTCACTATCGCCACTTTTATTGGCGATGAAAAGATGTTTCGTGAGGCCGTCGACGCTTATAAAAAATGGATATTAATACTGAAACTGAGATCAAGCAAAAGCATTCACTAACCCCCTTTCCTGTTTTCCTAATCAGCCCGGCATTTCGCGGGCGATATTTTCACAGCTATTTCAGGAGTTCAGCCATGAACGCTTATTACATTCAGGATCGTCTTGAGGCTCAGAGCTGGGCGCGTCACTACCAGCAGATCGCCCGTGAAGAGAAAGAGGCAGAACTGGCAGACGACATGGAAAAAGGCCTGCCCCAGCACCTGTTTGAATCGCTATGCATCGATCATTTGCAACGCCACGGGGCCAGCAAAAAAGCCATTACCCGTGCGTTTGATGACGATGTTGAGTTTCAGGAGCGCATGGCAGAACACATCCGGTACATGGTTGAAACCATTGCTCACCACCAGGTTGATATTGATTCAGAGGTATAAAACGGATGAGTACAGCACTCGCAACGCTGGCAGGGAAGCTGGCTGAACGTGTCGGCATGGATTCTGTCGACCCACAGGAACTGATCACCACTCTTCGCCAGACGGCATTTAAAGGTGATGCCAGCGATGCGCAGTTCATCGCATTGTTGATCGTCGCCAACCAGTACGGCCTTAATCCGTGGACGAAAGAAATTTACGCCTTCCCTGATAAGCAGAACGGCATCGTTCCGGTGGTGGGCGTTGATGGCTGGTCCCGCATCATCAATGAAAACCAGCAGTTTGATGGCATGGACTTTGAGCAGGACAATGAATCCTGTACATGCCGGATTTACCGCAAGGACCGTAATCATCCGATCTGCGTTACCGAATGGATGGATGAATGCCGCCGCGAACCATTCAAAACTCGCGAAGGCAGAGAAATCACGGGGCCGTGGCAGTCGCATCCCAAACGGATGTTACGGCATAAAGCCATGATTCAGTGTGCCCGTCTCGCCTTCGGATTTGCTGGTATCTATGACAAGGATGAAGCCGAGCGCATTGTCGAAAATACCGCATACACTGCAGAACGTCAGCCGGAACGCGACATCACTCCGGTTAACGATGAAACCATGCAGGAGATTAACACTCTGCTGATCGCCCTGGATAACATTGATGAGGTTATTAAGATCATCCGTGGATCCAAGACCGTACAGATTGCGAAAGCAGAGTTGATGAGCCACTTTAACTTAAGT